GGTGTCGGAACCCGCATAGCGCATGGTTTGCAAAAAGATTCCTTACCCCCCACCCCCCTTGCATTTGCAAATGGCCCTGCAATGCCGTTTCCTTCGCGTATACGGGCAGGCAGCGCGAAATGGCTAGCTCGGTATAGGTCAGCATCGCATCGCCCCATTCTAACTGTTAGATTGGCGTTTAATGGGCATCGTCGTGTGGCTGAGTCGACCTACGCAGCGCGTCGGCACTGCTCATGGCGTCTTCGTGATGGGCCACCGTGTCGCGCAAGCCTTGCAGCATGATCGCGAGATGCGGGAAGATGGCCTTGATGGCCCGTTGGTCCTGCGTCCACTGCCAGTGCAGAGCTTGCCGGGTCAGGCCACGGTTGCGTGCTTGGTCCTCGTAGGAGGCCACCACAGCCTCGACTTGACCACAGCCAACGTGCAACACAGTGCGATAAGCCGAGGGTGACAGATCAGCAATGGTCGCCAGCCGGCGAACCAGTGCAGCCCCCTCGCTGTGCTTGACCTCATCCAACTCAAGCAGCCTCTCGCAGATCTCGGAAAGTAGCTTGGCCGCCTCGCTAGTCGCGGCCGGACTGCGACGACTGACAGGCTCACGCCCTAGCGAGTAGGTAATCACGGCTTAGAGTCCCTCGACTGGATTGAGCACCAGGCGCTCATCGTCCTCGGTTAGCTGGATCGCGTCCAGGCCCTCCATCGGCAGAACGCCCATCTGTTCGCGTGCCTGCACGGCGTCGATCACCTTCTTCAGGCGCTTCAAACGCTCGTTGTACTCTCCCGTTACCGCCTTCTTGTGCGCTTCCAGTTGAGTGATAGCGCGTAAAGCCCGCGACGTTAGTCGGAGCGCTTCGAGTTCCTTATCGTCGGACACAGTCTGATCTCCTTTTTGAGCTTGGCGTTCAGCCTCAAGTGCTTCTGCCAAGCATGGTTTGATACGAGTTTAGGTTTACCTGCCACAGATTATCGGTCAGAGCGTTATGCTCCACGGTGTCAATACGATAGCGCGCAGTTCTCAAAAAACTTGCAGCGCGATGTTATACTTGGCGGCAAGGCTGACGATCAGCTGGCGCGTGTTGGCGTCAGGTGCGGCGTCATAGAGGCCTTGCAGCGTTTCTTTGGTTGGGGTCATACAAAATCGTCGTCGGTTGCTTTAGGTTTGATCGGCACGAACTGCATGCCGAGCCGGTCGAACGCGAACAGCGCCTCAAGGCCTGCTGGACCATTGCGGCACTTGGCTTGGTACAAAATCACGTCCAGCATCCTTCCTTCGCTCATTGCGTCCTCGTTGGCGGGATAGAGAAACCACACTCGGTCGGCGTCCTGCTCGATAGCTCCAGACTCGCGCAGGTCGGACAGACGAGGCCGCCGCTTCTTTTCGCCCTTGTCGACCTCGCGATTCAGTTGTGCGAGGAGGAACACGGGCACCTTGAGCGTGCGAGCGAGCAGCTTAAACGCACGCGACATTGCAGCGACTTGCTGCTCCCGGTTCTCTCGGCCTGATCCAGCCGGCGGCGTGACCAGTTGCAGATAGTCCACGACCACAGCGCCCAGACCTTGCGGAGATGCGGCCAGCAGCCGGCAGACCGCCTCGATCTGCGCAACGCTGCGCGCGTGCTCGACCTCGTAGATGCGGAGGGTTGCAAATGTGGCAAGAGCGTCCAGTTCTGCTGCGATGGTCTCATCCCATTGCGGCCGCGGGTTAACGCGAAGCCGAGCCATGCGGGTAAGTATCTCCTCGGCCGACATCTCAAGCGAGAAGAACGCAGTCGTGGCTCCCTGCGCGATGTTGTGAGCCACTTGGCCTGCGAAAGCACTCTTACCGGCCCCAGGCCGTCCAGCAATGACGATCAGCTGACCTGCCTTGCACGGCGAGGCCTGCTGGTCCCATTCGGCGCAGATAGACGGCACAGAGTCGGACTGGTCGGGCGTGAGCAACAGCCGTTTAGCGTTGGCGGCAACCTCAGCCAGCGTGCGACTCTTGGCCCCTGCGGTGATGTCCTGCGCGCTGCGGATGTGCGGTTCAACGCCAGCCCAGATGTCGGCCCACTCGCGAGCGGAGTCATCCTTGGCGGCCGCAAGGCCAGCCTGCATAGCGGCGATCAACTTCCTGCGGCGCGACAAGTCAATCACGTCAGCAGTCAGGCGGCGAAGGTGTAGGCTGGTCGCCTCAAGTGCTTCAAGGTTGGCAATCTCCAGCGCAGACGGCTTTGCCTCACCGTCTAAGCCGGCAATGGCCCGGTACAGCCCAGCCGAGTCAGGATGCGTGCCTTCAGCGAGGCAGACAGAGCCAGCCCGCCACAGAGCATGGCAGACCGGATCGCTGAAATGCTCGGCAAGTACGCCCTCGCCTGCTGCGTAGGACCAGCCAGCGATGCCTGCGACCATGCAGGCCGAGATAAGGCGGCGCTCGGCCGTTTGGTTTACGCCAGGCGTGCTCATAGGGCCAGCAGCTTAACACGCGGACCAGTTTGGTCTGCCTCGTTGCGGTTCCAGGTCTGCGGGTCGTCAGCGTAGCGGCCTTGATTGAACCAAGTCGCTGGATGCGGAATAAATCGCTTGTCGGTGTCGGACCAGCGTGACGTTGCGGCAGCGTAGTGCTGAACGCGCTCAAGCAGTTTTGAGCCGTCGATCTGCTGTTGAGCTTTGGCAATCGCCTTCAATGCGGCCTCTCGGCCGACCTTGCGAGGATAGGCATCGTATATCGCGAGATCTTCAGATCGAGCAATATATTCCTTTCCTTTCCTTTCCTTTCCATTCCGTTGGGTTCCAGCTTGGGTTGAGCTTGGGTCATGCTTGGCTCCATTGATTCGAGCAGCTTCGGCTTTAGCTTCGCTTGTGCTTCGGCCACCCTTGGCTCCACCGTAGCGCTTTGCTTGCACTTCTTGCTGCTTATTAAGCGGATAAGCCCAGACCCATAGCGCGTTTTCCTTCCATTGCAGGAGCGGGAAGGACGAGTCAATTTCCTGCTTCGTCACACCGCACGTTTGCTGCCACTGGCGGTCAGGCCACTTGTCAGCGTTGGCAATCACTCCGCTGTTCTCTTGATCGACGCAGTACGCCAAAACACAGAGCCAAGTCGCGCGTGCAGTCGGATCAGAGCCGACAAACTCCGGCGCGCGGAGGGTTGAGGTTTCAAGGTTCAGCCACTTCATAAATCAAAAAGCCCGTCCACGCAGAGGGTGAGAAATTGGCTCACAACAAGCCGCTTTCCTCCACGCAGACGGGCAAAGTTGTAGGTTTGATCCATGGTTGTGATTAGGCTTTCTCACGGCCTATCTCTTGTTTTGCGCCCTATTTGCAGCGCGTCAACTGGCTTTTTCGGCCTGCTTTTCCAGCAGCTGCGCGTGCTCGATCTTTAGCGCGTGGTAAGCCTCAAGCAATTCGTCGCGCTCATGGCGCAGCGCGATGTTAGCCAGCGTCTCGTCGTAAACTTTGCACTCTAGCTGCACGCGCTGCCGTTGCAGATCAGCAATCACCGCGCGGTAGTGCGAGGGGAAATCGTTTTTGATGATGCTCATGGTGCGTTTGCGTACCCTTGGTCGCTGATGATGTTGATTGACGATGTCGGTATGACAATCAGCGGCTCGGTGTCACTCCGGCTCTTAGGTCCACGAGGCTTGCACCCGCCGACCTTGTGGTTCCTTGCGTCGATATCGACCCAGTTGATGAAACCTAGTTTGTCGGACCACTGCGAGACGTAGACGGCTGGAGTGTTCATCCCGTGCTGGCATAGGCCCAGCGCGTGCCACTTGCGCAAGTTAAGGAAGACCGAGTCGTAGTCGCCAAAAGCGCAGCGATGAATCTTCAGTTCGCCTACTCCGACAATGCGCTCATGGCGAACGAAGAACCAGTCGATGGCCGCTAGCTTGCCCATCGGTCGACACTCACAGTTCCAGTGCGCCTCTAGGATCTTAGCCACCGCTGCCTCATTAGCTTCGTCTTCGTTAGTGCGAAAGATGAGCGAGCCGTCAATGAACCTTTGCGCCTCGCGGCGGTAGAAATCGTTCACGGCTTTGCCTGTTTTCGCAGCGCGGTGATCTCAATCGTCAACCGATCATTCGCGTCTCCAAGGGCTTCGACTGTCCCGCGTAGCAGAGCAGCCGTCTTCTGCGCCTTCTCTAACTCGGCTTCCATACCCCACAGGGTAGTGCGTAGGCTCTCCACCGCTTCGTTCAGAGCATCATTCTCTTGTTCTAGCTTTTTGATGTACTGATAAATGGTGTCCCAAGTATCAGGAAATCGCTGAAAGATTGCGGCAGCATCTATAATTTTTGGTGCATCACTCACGTCACACCTCCTTCCCGCCGACCCTCGGCCTGGATCGCGTGCTCCAGTATGAGCAGAGCATCACAGTTCGCCAGCGTGACGCCATGCTGCGGATAGAGCCGCTTCGCCACGTCACGCAGCGCGCGTTTGCGCTCTGGTCCCTTCAGCGTCGAACCAAGGCCAATGGTCTTCTGCCATGTCTGCGGCCTGACCAGCACAGTACGGATCTTCAGCGCCTCAAGGATGCCAAGCCACCGCCCGTAGTTCTGGCCGAACTTGAACATGGCAGAGCCAGGCTGAGGTTTGCCGATGAAACCGCCGACCTGCTCGATGTAAGCAACGGCGTGCCCAGTCATGTCGCGCAGCCCGTAAATCAGTTCAGATTGGGAGGCGAGGCCCATCGTTGACTTGGTCCCAATATGATCGTGGCGTAGGCCATTTCGCCACGCCACAGCGCCGGATGCGCCAGGGTCGATTGCAATGATCGTAGGCATTAGAAGTCGATTTTATCTTCCGTTTCCTCGCGACCGATTCCCGGAATCGTCACTGTCTTGCCGACCGCAGGCTGTGCAGGCCGAGCAGGAACGCCGTCTTTGCGCTCGACTACGCCGCGGATGTACTTGCCGGAGCCGTTCTTGGCCTCGGCAAGCCAGCCACTCAGCTTGTAGTCGACGCCGTTGATGCGGACTTCTCCGCGATAGTCTGGGCGCTTCTCGTTGCCAGCCTTGTCGTTCTTGAAAAGGCGAAACTTCAGTTCGTTATCGTATTGTTGGTTCATGCTTGAGTCTCCTTGATTCGAATTCCACCGACCGCGCGGCCGCCGAAGCGGACCTCTGGATCGTGGTAAAGAAAGATGGTCTGGCCTCGCCATGCCTGAGTGTTGGCACCGAACATTCGGACCAACGCGCGACGGTTGGCCGAGGTGCGCAAGACTAACTGCTTGGCCTTGCCCTTGAACTTAAGCGCCGGCACGTTGCGTTCCTTGCGTCCCTTGTCGAAGGCAACCTCGTCATAGAGGAGCACGTCCTCGATCTCGGCTGGTACGTCTCCAAGGCCGACCAGATCCTCACTGGCGAGCCAAGGTGAGGTGCGAAGCATACCGCTCAGGCCGGTGAAGACCTTTGCGTTGTTCGGTGTCGTTGTATCGTCGGTGGTCATGATTGATTCTCCGTTGGTTCAGTATAAAATAAAACAGGCGCATAGGTTACCGCATGACCTCGTAGATCCTGAGGACCGACTACTTGGTCGCGCCAGTGATTTACGTCCGCTTCCAAATCTTTAATGCGTTCTTGTAGGTATTTTCGTTCTTTAGCCCAGCGCTCAACAGCCTCACCAAATTCTTTGTGGATCGCACTGGTTCCGTTTGCGGCGTAGAGTTCAGTTTCAAGCGCAGCTGCTACCTCAACCGGAACAAAGTCGCCGTCAGCATCCGGCTCCATGTATCCGTAATCATTAATGTATCGCGCTGCGTCTGTGCGTGGTGTTGTGCTCATGTTACACTTCCCTTCGTCATCCCGCTGAGTTGTTCAGTGTCGCCGTAGACCCACTTAGGCAGGTCGATCGTGCCCATGAGTCCAACATCTTTGTCGTGGTAGTCAGGCCAGCGGCCAGTAGACTTGCACTCGGCCAGCTGCTCAAGCAGCTCGTCGATCTCGGTGTCGCCCAGGTCAATCGCCTCGTTCGCTAGCTTCCAGACGTTGCAGCGTGGCAGCGGCTCGGCCTCAATGGCAACAAGCCAGTGCTCGTGCGTCACAGTCTGCTCGACGAACTGGCGGATAAGCCGGCGGTACCATGCGGCCTGCCGGTGATAGCCGCGTTGAAGGACAGTGCGCGAAAATGCAGACAGTCGCGCGTCCTGCGTCGTCTTGATGTCGATGACCTGCACGCGGTCACCGCGACAGTTGACGGCATCCATACGGCCTTTGCCCCAGATCAGTCCAGCCTGTGTACATCCGAACACCGACAGCTCAGTCTGCGCTCCAGCCAAGAGATGCTTAACAAGTTCGTGCTGCTGCGCGTGGCGAACGGCTGACTCCAGCGCGTCCGCCTGATCTGCGGAAAAGATCAGCCGACCTTCGTGCCGAGCCATCCATTCCTTGCACTCCTTCGCGGCTCCGTGCCATGGCTTCTCGTCAGGCCCGTAGGTCTCAGGCTTGACGACGTACTCGGTGCGGTTCTCCAGCAGCAGCGCGTGCAGCGCGGTGCCGTAGTCCATCGCGGCAGATCGCTCGACCTCGACGTATTTGAAGAGCGCCGGCGACTCGGCAAAGCGGTTGATCTCACTCTGCGTCAGGCCGTCCTGCGCGCGGTAGTAGTCGGAACTCATGCCGGCGACAGCGCAGGCTTGCCCAGGCTTAAAGGCGCTAGGCGTTGTCAGGGGAATCACAGCCCACCGCCTTCCAGTGCATCGGCACGCACAAGCAGCTTGGCCGCGCGTTCGCGCAGTTCTCCAGCGCACTTGCTGGTTAGGTAGCGAATCGCCTCGTTCACGTCTTCAAAGACGTAGGAAGCCAAGTGCTCCTCGCCGACGCGGATGCCACTAGCAAACCAGACCTTGCCTTCGTTGTTGATCGTAACGGTAAGCGAGTGGTAGTTCGCACCGGGAATGGCGTTCTTAAGTCGACTAAGCGCCGGAGCCAGTAGAACGCTAACTTGGTCGGGCGTGGGTGTGTTGTGTTCCATGACGGAAAGTCTGATACGGTCTATTCGGTAAAGAGCACGCTGACGGGCGGCGTGGAGGAGTCGGTCGCAGGCTTCGGGAGTGAGCGTTTCAAAATGCGCTGGCGCTCCTGGCGGTTCGTACGATGCGTCCATGTGCTGGCGTAGTGTAGCCCGACTCGCTTGGCTAGTTCGCGCGTAGTCCATTGTTCGTCGTCGGCCAGATCAAACAGCGCCTCCTGCTCCGGAGTCAGTGCGATCTTTGAGCGGTGGGAGGCGATTGGCTTTGTGTGGTCCCCATTGACCTTGACCGCGTTGCGCTTGATGAGCTTGCGCATCTCGGCCTTTTCCCTCTCGGCCAATGCTTCCTTCTTCTTCCAGGTCTCGGCGGCGCGTTCCATAAACCGGAGGCAGGACGCGACTTCTTGGGCGGAGGGCATCGAGATTTACTGGGTCGACAATTTGAGAGAGCTTGCGCCAGCGATACACGCGGTAGATTCGCCGTGCGCGGAGGAGGACGTGGACAGATGCGGCCAGACTGACCGCGCCGATGATGACAGAGCAGATGAGTGCAGCATTCACCGTTTCTCCAGTGCGGTGCGTATGGCCTCGCGGACCACATCGGACACGCTTAGTTGCCGCTCGGCCGCCATGGCCTGCAGCTGCTTGAGTTGCTTCGTAGTAATCACGAGGGAAATTTTAGACTGAGGGAGCATTGCGGGAGATAATTTGCTCAAGGAAGGTTGCCGGCTGAATGCCGCGGACTGCGGCCGCCCACCGGATTCGTTCGATGAGTCTTGGATTGATGCGCCAAGGAATCATGACTTTGGCTCCAGCTAGTGATGGCTTGCGACCTGCGCCTGTACGAGTGCCGCCCCTCATCGCATGGCCCTCCGCACGCGCTCGGCGTACGCTTTGGTCTGCAACTTCAAGTGGCCTCTAGGTCCGCCATTATGGATGCGCGCCAAGGTCTCGATATCGCCGGCCGCCCACGCTTTCGGTGCGTAGCGCTTGAGATAGGCGGTCACGACCTTCCGGCTGTATGCCAGATCATCGACCTGCTCATAAGCACCAGCCACGCGGGAGTCGGCATGATAGGCGCGCATAATCTGCAGCGGTCCACGGCTGCGGCCTTGATCGCCAAGGATGACGCCAGTGCGTCTGCCACCACTCTCGACGACGTGTAGAGCACGCCAGAACGACTCGGGCGGTGCTGCGTGGACTGCGCTGGTCAGCAGCGCGATGATGAGTAGTGAGCGCATTGGATTAGCGAGAATTTAACTGCCAAGAAAATGTACCAAGGTCAGCTGCGGCGCGTTCGGCAAGCCATGTCGGAACTGCCCACATATCTTGCGGTTCCACTTGGTAGAAGTCGTCCTTGAGGAACTGGCACTGTGACTTCGGAAGCCAAGCCAAACGGCGAGAGTGACCGCATCCAACGGCGATTGCTTTTGCCGTTTCGCGGAGCGGCTTCACAAGAATCATGGAGCGATCAGAATTGATCCAGTCGGTCATCGTTGCGAGGTTCATGACCAAAACAAAGACAGACTGCCGCTAGCGCTGCAAGCAGATTCTTTCGGATTTTATCCGATTATTGCAGCAAGCCAGAGATCAACGAGTTACGCAATTAATCAACTGAGCACGGATCCTTTTGTCGCTCGCCGGACTCTAGCTCAAGATCGCTGCGCACCTCCTCGCAGCCGGACGGATCAGCCACGAGGTAGTCAATCGTTGCGGCTCGATAGACGTGGCCGACGACGACGTAACCGCACGAAGGGTCAATGCGTGACCGCACCAGTTCACCGAGCGCAAACTGTGGCGGCCGGTCCATCAGATCGGCCGGTACCAGACGCGGCGCGTCATTCTTTTGCCGAGCTTCACTACGCCGACGAACTTCTCAATTTTCTTCTTGGCGACCATCTCACTCACAAGCGAGTAGGCGCGATCCGTGCCGATCTTTAACTTTGCTGCCAGTTCAACAACAGTGACCCAGCCGACGCCCACAGGTCGCCGCTCGTTCTTGTAAAGCGCCTCCTTGAGTAGTCCGACCCATTTGTCGTCAGTACTTGTGGATTCCTTGCGCGGCATAGAATGATCCTCCGATTTTTTTACTCTGGAATAGCTGATAGGTTCCGTCGTCGAACAGCACGCCGTAGCACCAGGCGTTGTCGTGGCGTAGCTTGGAAACCATGTGCGCGTTATAGCTCATGTCGATCTTGCAGCAGCAGCCTATGCCGCGCGCCTCGGCCGGCCCTTCAATGCTCTCGACTGGCGCTGAGTCGGTAGCGTGGACGTGACCGAACAGGCAGTTGCCATACGCAATGGCGTGACGACGAGCAGCGCCGAGGCCGGCGAAGTAGCCATGGACGACGCGCAGATGGCCTAGCCTCAGTACGCCCAGCCGTGAATCGTAAGGCAACATCTTGCCCTTGGCTGCGTGAATCACGCGCGCGATGCGCTTGATGCCCTCGCGTGCGTAGTCTGCGGCAAGACCGCTGGCGCTGTCGGCCAAGCGATAGAGTCGCTCGTCGTGGTTGCCACGAAGGAAGTGGTTCTCCTTCCCACCGTCGAAGTAGGAGCGGATCCACTCGACGCCGGCCGTCCAGTCATCCTCCAAACTGTGCATCTTCTCCTCGTCGCTCGCCCCCTTGCGCAGATTGCGAAAGTCCCAGCAGTCGCCGGCGTGAATGCGGATCTCTGGCCGGAAGTCTTTGATGAACCCCAGCAGAGCACGCTGCGTCACCTCGTCGAACTGGTCGCCGTGGTTGTCTGCTGCCACGACGAAGCGACGTCCTCTAGACATCCTCAGCCTGCGCTAGGTCAGGCAGCGTGATGCCGTTCAGAACCTTGACGCATCGCGGCTCGTTCTTGGCGATGGCGTACATCTGAGCAAGCAGTCGGTCATTGGCACCGTTCAGCGCCGAGTTGCTCAAGTACTGCGCGAAGACATCGTCGCGCACGTTCAGCTGTGCTACCAGTCCAAGCGGATAGGCCGGAGCAGAGGCAGCCTGCGCAGCGTTGAGATACAGCGCGAGGTAACCCAGTGCGCTGCCGAGGTTGCGGTCCCACTCGACACTGGTCAGTCGGAGGTAGTCCCCAGTCGCGCCGTTCGGAAGGGTGATGGAAAGTTTAAGTGCCATAGGTTACGGAACAAGGCCGTGGTGCTGGAGTGCGGAGATGACTTCGTTGAGCGTCGCTGGAGTTGTCGCGTAGCGAGTGGATACTACTTTAGACGACTGGACGTAAAGATCGCCAGTGACGTTATCTACTCTGAACTTCTGCACTGTGCTCGCATCAAAAATGCGAAAGTTGGTGCCGTACACGTCAACTGCGGTGGTCTCGTTTGCTTCAAATCCTCGTCGCTCGATTGTCGGTGAGACACTGATCGGCACCTTGACCTTGGTCGCCGTAATCGAGACGGCGTTCATGGTTACGCTGGCAACGGTGCCACCCGTTACGTCGACGGCATCGCTGTCCTGCGCTGAAAGCGTGCCGGTGCCGTAGACTGCGGAGCCGTTAGCATTTCCAAGAGCGACCCATGAGCTTGCAATGCCGGCGCGGTTTACTGCGCGAATGCGGACATACCCAGGCGGAAGCAGCGAGTTATACAGGAAAAACTCGGTCTCTCGCGTCTGGTAAACAGTAGGCGATCCACTGCCGCTGAACCATGCATAATCCGTTGCTGAATCGCTATCGGTCGTCGTCGCCTTGATCTCGTAGTAGGCAAAGTCCCGCTCAGTGTTTGGCGACCACTTGGCGCGAGTTCCGAAATAGAAGATCTTGGTGTTGGCGATGTAAACTGGAATGACGCCATCCTTTGAAAGCGATCCTCCAGAAGGAGCGGCAGGAGCAGACGTTGAGGCGGTCGCGAGATACGGCGAGAACGCAGCCGTCACGACGTTGCTCGGAATGTTCGTAAACGACCAAGCCTGCGATGCGATGTCGTAGGTTACGCCAGGCGTCAGGTCATCGAGTACCGAGGAGATAGCGCCAGAGTTTCCGAACTGGCCGGCGATCTCGTAACCAGTCGCAGCGCCCTGCTTCCGGTAAAGGATGTTCTGGATGCGAGCACCGGACGGCAGCGCGGCAACGGTCACTGTGACGAGAACGCGAGCGCCGCCATCACTGGCGAGGTAAATCGTGTCGCTGATCTTTGTGAGCGCGGTCGGATCTGAGGGCGCCGTGGAGTCAATCGAACCAGACGTCACGACAACCGGCGTGGCGTTGACCGAGGACGAGAAGGCCGAATAGTTCTCGGTCGCGTCAATCGCATTAACCCAATAATAGTACGTCGTTGCAAAGTTGACCGTCGTGTCGACGAAGCGGTCAGCGCCGACCTCGGCAATCTTGTTTGTGGCAGTCGTTCCCGGCGTCACTCCGGTCGTGTTGCGGTACACGCCGTACTCAAAAATGTCGTTGGCCGTGACTGCCGTCCACGAGAGGGAGACCGCTCGGCCCGTACCCACCGCGGCATTGAGTCCGGTTGGTGCATTAGGCGCGATAGTGTCGCTCGGTGCTGTCCGAGTTAACGCGGTCGAAACTG